ACATAAAAATCATAAAGAATGTAAGCACCTATACGATTTATTGGATAAATCAAATTATGTTAGCACCAAATCTATTCATGGTTATTTGAAATCAATTGAAGTTGAAGATTGTCAATATTTTAAAACAGCAATAGATAATCATCCAAATGCACATGGTCATTTGATTTGGTTGGATAATATATTATTACCATATTTAGAGAAAACAGGATTTTTCAAATGAACAACAATCCATCACTATCTATTAAGTCAACCCTATCGGCTGACACAGAAGAATCTACCATTTCATTCAGAGGTGGCTCAGAGGAAATGTTGCGTGTAGCAAAAGATGGGTTTTATATTCGGGGTAAAAGGGTAAATCAGGATGAAAAAGAAGCAGAAATAGTGTATAATACATTTCATCAGTGGTTAACATGGGCTACATTAAACAGGACTTATTAAATGGAACAAAATATTCAAGCACAAACAGAAAAACGTGTACGTATTAAACATCATGCCAAGCGTATGATTTTCGTAACATTTCAAAAAGAGGGTATTCATATGTACCCGGCAGCGGCAACAGATCCAGCACTTGCAACGGGTGATGAATATGATGTTAGCTTTTTAGGAACTCCACATCGTCACATCTTTCACTTTAACGTGGCGATTGAAGTATTTCACAATGACAGGGATATTGAATTCATTCAATTTAAACGCTGGTTAGAGAATCTCTATAAAGGCGGAACACTTGAATTGAATTATAAGTCGTGTGAAATGATTAGTGATGACCTCTATGAGCAAATCGCTACTCGCTATCCCGATCGTAACATTGAGATTACTGTCAGTGAAGATGGTGAGAACGGTGCTACGATTTATTATAATACAACACAACCTTATCAACAACTAGCTATTTAAAGGAATTAATAAAATGGCAAAACAACAATATCAATCTAATCCACGTGTCAATCAAATATTTGATGACTTGGAAAACTATCTTGAATTCTGTCAAGATTATGGATATAAGTATAACGAGGCAGACCTCTACGACCAACGTAGTTATGTGTTCCGTCAGTTCACAAAATACATGACAGGTAAGCCTGCAAAAAATCAATGGGTGGAACACGCACGTCCATGAAAATAGTAGTAGTCACTGGTGGATTTGATCCACTACACAGCGGTCACATTGAATACTTTCGCGCCGCTAAACAACTAGGAGACTTACTAATTGTAGGTCTTAACAGTGATGCATGGTTGGCCCGTAAAAAAGGTCAACCTTTTATGCCTATAGAAGAACGTAGAGCCATTGTCGGTTCATTGAAAGACGTATATGCAACTATGACGTTTAATGATGATGATGGTTCTGCTAGAGATTTATTAGTTCTAATCAAACGTGAATTTCCTTATGCTGAGATTATCTTTGCTAACGGCGGAGATAGAACAGCGGAGAACATTCCCGAAATGACTGTTCCTAGCATCACTTTTGAATTTGGTGTAGGTGGCGAGAACAAAATGAACAGTAGTAGTTGGATACTACGTGAATGGAAACAACCGAAAACATTGCGTGAATGGGGTTATTATCGTATACTACATGATGTAGAAGGTTGTAAAGTAAAAGAATTAACTATCGATCCGGGCAAGTCATTAAGTATGCAAAAACATTTTAACAGAAGCGAATATTGGTTAGTAAGTGAAGGTCAATGTGATGTTCACTCTATGATGCAAAATGGTTACGCATTACCTACACAAACATTATCTAAACACAATTCATATAAAATTCCTGTAGGTGATTGGCATCAGCTAAGTAATCCATACAGCGAAGTATGTCGTATTGTAGAAATTCAATATGGCACGATTTGTGTAGAAGAAGATATTGAAAGAAAGAAAAATGCGTAAACTATTTTACATGGGTCTTGAACCCTACAAAGCACGTTACACTCTACAATTACAGGAGTGGAATGAGCGTGTCTTTAAACAACGTGGTATTAACTATGTTATCGTGCCCGGAGAAACACTTAGTAATGACCAAGCTATTGTCACAGGACAAGTACTAGACGCACATGGTCGCACATACTTTGGTATGAGTCAACTAATGAATCTTGTTAAGATGATGAAGCAAGGTGAAGTAGGTGCAGGTGATATCGTATACTTTGAAGATATGTTTCAGCCCGGCATTGAATCATTGCCATACATTATGAAGCAAATCCCGATCACAAGTCGTCCTAAGATTTTTGTTCGCTGTTTAGCACAAAGTATTGATCCAGATGACTTTGTTCATGTTTGGGGTATGAGTGAATTCATGGGTCACTATGAGAAGATGGTAGATAGTTTTGCTGATGGTGTGCTTGCTTCAAATGAAGAAATGGTTATGCACATGAAGATTGCAGGTTGGAAAGCTCCTGTCTACAATATCAGTGGTCTAGCATTTGGTAAAGAAGAAGTTTGCAGTCGTGTAGGTAATGTAATCAAACCTTTTGATGAGCGTAAGATGCGTATTGCATTCTCAGCACGTTGGGATCAGGAGAAGCAACCTGACTTCTATATGGATGTGATTGAAGAATTCTTTAGTCGTTATGGTGAGAAGGATCGTCATGGTGTGTACCGTGATGTTGAATTTTGTGTGTTTAGTGGTAGTAAATTAAAAAGCAATAACGATAGTTACATGCAACGCACAAGAGATTTTCAAGGTCGTGGATTACTAAAAGTATACGAAGATTTAGATAAGAACGCATATTATGATTTGTTAAATGATACCAGAGTATTGTTTAATTGTGCATTACAAGATTGGGTGAGTAATACAGTTAGTGAAGCAGATGCACTGGGTTGTAATGTATTGTATCCAGCATATCGCAGTTTCCCAGAAACGTTTGCAAATGATTACACAAGAATGTATGCGCCATGGTCAGTTGAAGATGCGGCAATAAAGTTGTATAATATGTTACATCAGCCCCACATGAATCAAGGTAAGATCAGTGATTGGACTGATGGTACTATTGATAGAATCTGTGATATCTTAGAAGGTAAGGGACAACAATGGTTGCGTATGGACAGAGATTATCGCAAACACACTAGAGAAAGCAAATATTAAAATGGCACAATGGACAGTTAGCACATATTATAAAAAATCTTGCCAAGAAGTTGAACATTGGGTTCGACGGAAAGGCGAAGGCAAAATTACAGTCACTAACGGATTCCGGCGTGGTGAATGGACAGTGGAAACATCAGATGATAACCCGCCAGAGTTTGAGTTTGATTTTGTACCAGGTGGTGATGGTAAAAAAGACAGCATTGATATGTGTAACTGTGAAGTTAACAACATCGAAAGTGTTGAACTTGTAGAAATGTTTGACGGTGGTTGCTGGTATGACATTGAGTTCGAGGGTCTTACTCTTGAGGAAGAAGAAGAACTTGAAGAATTCATTGAAGAAAATAGCATCTATGATTTAGAGGATCGTGATGATGGTTGGTATAACGATGAAACTGAATGGTGGATTTGGGGTCCTATTGAAATCAAAAACGAAGATGGCGAGAGAGTACGTATCATTTGTGCAGACGAAGATGGTAATGTTGTAGATTTTGTAGAGGAAGAATAATGGTATCAAGTTTAATTCAAAAAGCAAAAAAGATAGCAAGTGAGCCTAAAGTAGTTAAAGGTAATCACTTAACAGTTACTACACATCCAGACGGCCGTGTAGAATTAGAATGGGATTGGGATGCATTAGTACAAGAGGTTCGTGAAGCCTGTGCTGGTGTAGATAACAAGCCCGCTAAAAAGAAGGCAGCCCCTAAAAAGGCTACTGTTATAGTTGAAGCTAAACCAAAAGCTAAGACTAAAACAAAAAAGGTTGAAGAACCTAAAGTGGTTGAGAAACCAAAAACTAAACGCAAAACAAAGGAAAAGAAATGAGCGCACAAAACGATATTGAAACAAGTTTGGCAGCATACAACGCTGAGAACGATAAGTTTAACAAAGGCAATGCAGCCGCAGGTACACGTGCCCGTAAAGCATTAGCAGAATTAGCAAAAGCAGTTAAGGCTCGCCGTAATGAAATTACAGCAGAAAAAGCCGCACGTGCTGAAGCAAAAGCAAAGGCTTAATATATGACTTGCAGAGGATATGACAGCAGGGCAGTTAAAGTCCCTA